CTGCCAGAGCGCCGCGCCGAATGGCGTTTGCATGAACCACGCATTCGTGGGCGTTGTCGGCATTTCCGTCGAAACGTTCACGGAGCCTTCCGTTGCGCTTGAAATGCGACCGACAAGCGGCGACGGGTTGTTTCCGTTTGGTCCGTAGAACAACTGGCAGATGTGCGCGACGCAGAGATTGAGAAGATTGGTTTGCGACGCGATCGTCTCGACAGGCCCGCCGCCGTCATTGCGCACGTATTGCTCGGCGAGCGGCAGAATCAGATTGGTTAACGTGCCGGATGAGATCGTGGAAAACTGCGGAAACAGCGCCACGAACGCAACCGGGTCGAATGTGACAATGACGCCCACGACTATTTCTTTTCCGCCGTCGCGATGCCTTTTGGCAATTTGCTGCGGTCAATCGGCTCAAGGCCACATTTCAAATCAACCTTATCCTTGGATTCTCCGACGACGTGATCACGCTTTTCATGCGCGAACAACAGCCCATTGCGGACGATATCAAGGTCTCTGTTCTGCATCATCCATTTGTCGAACAAGTCCTTGTCCACGCCGTGCGTCAGCACGAACCCTCCGGCGGTTGCCGGCGGCGCGGGCTCATCGTCTTTCGCGGGACGTGAATATCCGTGGAGCTTGAACGTCTCCCCGGTCGGGCGCCACCGCTTAACCGGCTTCGACCCGCCTCCGGGAAGCGGCTCCTCCTCATCCTTCAATTCGTGAATGCGGCACAACAGCCCGTGAGGGTGCTTCAGCGCGACGGTGACAACGCCGGGCATGGACTAAATCCCGATCATCGAAGCGATATTTGCCGGCTGACGAATGATCGCGCCCCATGTTCCGCTCGTCATTTTCTTCTTCCAAGACGACAACATCCGCACGATCGGATGCGCGCGCATTTTTTCGTTGAAAGCGCAATATCCGGTGTCCTGGCCGAGCACGGAACGCGCGATAAGCTGCATTTCGTTTCCGGCCGCAATTCCCTGCGGATTCGTGGATGTTTGCGCGTTGTATTGCACGGCGCGTTCGAATTTGATGTTCGGGAAGTTTTCCTTAATCAGTTCGATCGCCTTGACGTTGAAGGAGTTGGTCGCCGTCAGCGCCACCGCCGGAATCGTGCCAATCGCCAGCGTCAGCGGCGTTTCCTGGTCAATGTTGCCATCGGACTGGGAAACAAGCTGAAGATATAGCGACTGAACGTCGGTGTAGACTTCGTTCGCTGACGCGACGATCGTGCCGTTGTTTACCCACTTGACGCCGCCATACGCTTTCGTCGCGGGCGTCAGCGCGGCGGACAGGCCGGGGTCATTGAGCAGCCCGTAGTTTTGGAGGCCGGTTACGCCATAGAAATACGTGGTGTTCTGGAACCGATTGAGGTTCTGAACCGCCGCGCCATCGACCTCGGAAACCCAGTTGATGCGCCCGAGGCCCGCGCGCTCGACTTCGCGCTCGCCGTATTCGCAAATCGTCTGGAACAGATACGATTGACGCTGTGGCCAGTTGGTGTTCGCGCCCGATCGCCCGCCCTCGTTGAAATCGCCGTAGCTGGTGACTTCGCCGGTTTGCTCAACGAGCGGGAACATCGCCGTTTCATCGAGCCACGTCCCCTTGCGCGCCTCGCCCAAAATATCCGCCGCCTTGAGTTGGGCAAACAGGACGCGATACACGGCGGGATCAATGAGCGTCGTGAGCAGCGCCGGAACCGCCGAGTTAGGATCGGTCGAGAGAACCGGAAGCGCGTCCATTGCCAGGCGGTAATCACGCTTGAGCGCATCGAAAGCATACGCTTTTGCATCCGGCAGATAGATACCGCGATCCTCGAACAATGGGCGATGAGCTTCCCATGCCGCCGCCGATTCAGCGAATGTTTGAAATTCCACTTGAGTATCCTTTCGCTGAAACAGCGCCGCGTTGTGTTAGCCGAGCGCCTGATGAGATATTTTCACGAGTTCGCCCGCGTTTCCGGTGGAGCGCGCATACCAACTCGTTTCGATGTTGGTGGCGCCCGTGAGGGTTCCGGACGACGCCGTGCCGGTCAGCGTCACATACGTGCCCGCGCCGCCCGCGCCCGTGAGGGACGCGCCGTTGGTGGCGTTGGCCGTGATCGTGGCGCCCGTGGGCACCGACGTGCCGGTGATCGAGGCGCCGAGCGGGAATGTGCCGGTGATCGTTCCGCCCAGCGTCAGGAGGCCATAGGTGCCCGTGATCGTGGTGGATGCGACCGACTGCTCCGGAACCGACACGGTATAGGTGCCCGTGCCGCCCGTCGTGCCGGACGTTTGAGAGAGGATCGTTGCCGACGCGGCGGCGGAGGATAGAACGGCGCCGGGATAAAGAGTGCCGGACCCGACCGTGGAGACCGTCATGACATTGCCCGTGACGGACGCCGTGACGGAAAACGTCTGCGCCGAGATCGAAAACGTCGTGGCGGTTGATGTCGATGCCGATCCGGTCGCCGCGAACGAAATCAGTCCGTTCGCGAAATTGGCATAGGCTTTTTGGCCGAACAGGGCTTGCGTCGAGCCGCTGTTGACCACCCACACGTCGGCGTAATCCATGAGAGTGACGGGGAACCCGGCCGGGATCGTCATGGACGCATCGGACAGATACGCGGTGATGAGGCCCTGCTGAAGCCGCGCGCAAAATCCGGTCACCGCGCCCGAGCCGAAGCTGTTGACGATAGCGGGCGCGCCGTTCGGATCGACCGTGCTTGCCGACGCCCACGCAAAGGCGCCAACAGTCACGCCCGAGGCGCCCGCCACGAACCCGCCAGGCCCGGCCAGAACCGTTTGCCGTGGGTTCGACGAAGCCCAATCCCCCGCCACCGCTGGCGACAGGGTGTAATATGTCTGCGTTTGTCCGAGGGCGTTATTAAGCGCCATGGGTTATCTCCTATCGCCTAACGGCCCTGGTGAAATTGTTACAGAATGCGCGTCGCCTTGGCGCCGGGAAACAGCGCGTCGAACGATGCCGCGCGCGCGGAATCCATCGCGACGGGCGCGGGCATTTTGGGCTTCGCGCCCGGCACCGGCTGCAATTCGAGGATGGTTTTCAGGGCGCTCGGATGCACGCCGTCCACCTTGACGCCGAGCGCCGTGAGCGCCGTGCGATACACCGCATCCGCGCTGTCATGCGCCATCGCAATGTTTCCGACATACGGACGGACGGCGTTTTCCGCTTCTCGAATGGCGCGCTGCGTCGCAACGGCCGCATCGTGCGCGGCCTTCGTTGCCTTCGTGACGGCCGCGCTGATCGCGGCATCCATCGCGCCTTTTGTAACCTTTTCTTCTTCCTCGTCTTCCTCATCGGATTCGTCCTCTTTCTTGTTCGAGGGCTCGTCCTTCGCCTTGTCCTTGGACATCTTGTCCCTGGCCTTGATCTTGGACATTTTGTCCTTCGCGGCCTTTTTCTTGTCGTCCTCGTCCTCGTCCTCTTTCTCGTCCTCGCCGGCGCACATGGCGTCATACGCCTTCATGTCGTCCTCGGACATTTTCGCCTTGAGAAATTCGCGCTTTTCCTCATCCGTCGCGGATTTCTTCGCGCCGTTCGGAACGCCCGCATTAGGTTCTGTCGCAGCCATCTTTGTGTCCTTTGGTTTCTCGTCGCCGACGAACGCGCCGATAACACGGCCCTGCGTTACACAAGCAAGATGATTAAACGCAATATCTCTCATTACGCCGTCATAATGCACGCCGTTGTAATCCCCCGGCTGCATCACGGCGGAGTATCTGTATCCCGCGCTCAAGTCCGACATTTCGTCGCTTGTTATCGCGGCGATTGCGTCTCCGTCCCAGACCGTCAGTTCCGCGCGAAGATTCGGCGCGTCCCAAACCGGATTGGTAACGGTTCCGATCGTGATATCGTGGTCATGATCGTCTGCCGTCTGGACGCGATGGCGCATCAACAGCGGCTTGCCGTGCATCGTCTCGGCGGCTTTTTCGAGTTCCACGGGATCGCGGAGCAACGCATACATCCGGCCGGGCACGAGCCCGAGAGCCTGCCAGTCCGGGATTTCCTCGGCTCGGTAGTCGTTTACCTGAGCGGCGCTTACCACGCTGTCCGTGACGTGGAGATGCCCGTCCTTGTCAATCGTGCGCGCGTCCAGCGCCAGCGCGTCGGCCGCGACCTCCGGGTCATCATCGCGGGCGCGGCCGGCTTCGCGGTAGGCGATGGCCTCGGCTTGATCGGGTTTGTGACCCGCCTTGATAAGCTCCGCGATGTTTTCCGAAATCACGGCATGTGACGAACCGGATTTCAGGGGCATGGCGGGGGAACCTGGGTTGTGCTAGGCTGGCGGTTTAACGGAATGGAGAGAGGCAGTGGACAACATCACTAAACTAGATGCGATTCAGGCGGTATTTGAGTTTGAGACGCCTGAGCAGTTTTTATCCGAAATCGGCGTGCATTTTGCGATGATGGAAAAAGGCGCGCGTATGTCGAGAATTCCGCAAACGCCAGGACGATATAAATTGGCATTGTATCAAGTTGGCGAAGTGACCAAAAAGAGGCTCTCCAATGACTGAGCGCGCTGAGGGCCTTTACTGGACATCCACGCCGGAAGGCGATGACATTGATGTTCGTGAGTGGTCACTCGGATTGTCCGATTACGGACTGGGCCGAGGCTGGTGGAGCTTGCGTACGAAGAAAACGAGTTCGTTGTTATCGCCGGTCCGCTCAAGCCGCCCGATACTTCCTGCGCCAATTTGGTTTTCCCGCGCTATGCCGTCAGCATGATCATTCATCACAACGAGCATCGCGTTTTTTACGAAACTGCACAGCAAGCGATTGGCGAGGATTTTGGAGCATCAGTTTACAGACGCGACGACTTTCCTGACGAAGCGGAAATAGAAAAGGCAATCGCAACAGATAACGTATGGACGATTCATTGGTATCCGGAGACGCCGGTCGGATTTCATATTGTCTGCGCCGCGACGCTTGAACGGGCTCTTGAGGTTGCTAGGAAAATAGATCGGACTAACTAAACCCCTTCACAAACGAAAAAGGAAAAGTCAGCAGCATGACAAACATCGCCAAACCCCCGCACATTCCCCGGTGGAAAGCGTGCGCTCAGGAAATCGTCAATCTCATCCCTGCCGCCATCGTGTTCGCGGAATCCATTGAGGCAGGCTCTTGTTTGCCGCTTTCAATAGGAATTTACGATCAGCTTCGACAAGAAATTGAAAAATTAAACCTGGGATCGGACGGAATGAAGCGTGTCAAACGCGCCATTTCCGGATACTGCGGAAATCATGCGTATTTCACGGAACTTTCAAACGACTTGGCAGCCCGGCACAATCTGGATGGAACTCAGCATGAACTTGTGTCAGACACGCATAGGGGGTTTGCCATTGAGCGACTAAAGATCATGCAACAAAACCACATCAGTAAAGTTGAGAAAAACGAATCTCCGCCGCCGACGCAACCGCCCCAAACAACTCAGGTCATCCCAAAAACATCCACGCAGCCTGACCCCGCCGAGCAGAGGCGTCGTCTTCTTGCGCTCAAAAACTCTTGGCAGAAAAGCGCATAAACCATGACCGACGACGAACGCGAACTCCTTATAGCTTGTAGCAGATTGGCAATCTCCGTGGCGTGGGAAAAATTTTCGACAAACGAGGATCGTGAATTTATCCGGAAGATCATGGATATTCACGACAAGGTTGATTTGCCTCGATCGGGAAGCCTGAAATGGCCTGAAAAAGAAGAGGCATCTAAACCAAGCAAGTCAACACGAAAACAGAAAGCGTCCTAACGAGCCCAACCAAGCAGAGAATCAGTCAGCATTTGCTTAAAAATGACTTTTGCAAAGTCTGACTGATTTTCTTCTTTATCACCAAGGCATCGAGTAGAGTACTCCCCCAAACCTCCCCATCCTGGGTATTTTACCGTTATCAAGTCGCCTTCAACGCACCAGAACGCGGTAAAATTGGTTTGAATCCCTCGGCATTCCAATTCAATGAAACACACGCCGCATTTCGGGTTAAGCACGAGGTAAGTTCTTGGGATTAATGTCGCTTAAAACTTTGGCGACATATTCTTGAAAAGCCGCCATTTCTCTTTGCATAATGTCTTTTGCGACAGCTTCGTATTGAAGATCACATCTATGAACAATGGCATCAATTTTAGCGTCGTCGTAGGAGATCATTTTAGAGATTTCATCAGCGGCACAGTCTTGAATTTCTTTAATTCTAGATTTTAGTTCGGAGACCATATCTAATTCAAAAGGCACCTAACTAAACCCCTTCACAACCAACTTAGAAAAACATCTGCAATTCGGTAATTGTCCGGGCCAGATTTTCTTACCTTCATCCGGATCAAGCCACCCGTCCGCCACCGAATACCGCACCTTGTCGCGCCCGGCCTTTACATGCGTCGGGCGCGGCGTGTGGCCGGCGGATGAATGACACCAGATTGCCTCGGCCTGCGCGCCTTGCATTTCAAGCTGGCGCGTGCGCTGCATGATCGTGTTGGCTTTGTTGTTCTGGTCCCGCGCAATGAACGCCGCGCGGCGCCGCGTTACGCCGAATTGATGCTGCAAATCCTTCGTTATGCCGCCAATATCGCCCCCGGCGGCCACGCCTCGCATGACGATACCCTCGATTTGCGTAAACGCTTGCGACGGTATCGACTTGATCAGCGCGACGTTTTCACCAATCGTGGCGTTTAGCGCGTCGCGTTCCGACGCCGACATCTCCCACTTGATCGCGATTCCGCTATCCCGCAGGATTTTCTTGAGCGCGACATCACTGCGTTTATGAACCGCCGTCGCGAACCACTCCGCAAGCTTTGGTGCGGCGTCATCAATCCGTTTCGTCCACCGTTTCGCGAGATTTCTAATCGCGTCTCGGATTGTTTGGATCGGATTGCGATCTTCCGCCAGGGCCGTGATGCGCGTCGGATTCGCGCGCAATGTCGCCTTGACGAAATACAACGCCGACCGGAACATCTCGTCGATCAGATCGTTGAGTTTCCGTTGATACGCATCCTCGATCGCGGCGCTGGCGCGAATGGGACGGAGGATTATTTCGTCCTTTGGCTTTTTCTGTCGCGTCGCTGTCGGCATCTAACGCAACCAGGATTTCCAGCAGATCAAAGCGCATTCACTTTACGCCAGGGTCCGCCGCACCCTCGCCACCGCCGCCGCGCGTCGGTTCCAGGCCGGCGGCTTCTTCCTCGATGAGATCGGGAACGTCCTCGACATCAATCGTGGCGTATTCCGAATCCGTATCCGCCGCCACACGTCCGCGCGCCTCGGCCGGCGATATGACGCCCGCATCAATATAGATTTGATCCGTTTCGGCGCGCATCTTTTCCACCTCGGCTTCTTCTTTTTCGTCGAGGGATCGAAGCGGCTTGAACTCAAACCCGATGTCGGGATCGGGCTCGCCCCACAACGTAATCATGACGTGACCGAGCAAGCAATGTAGATGCGGCCGGATTTGGTGTTCTTGCGAAGAATGAACGTGGTCGTCAAACGCACGCATTTCCCCTTCGGAAGATGCGTTCAGGCCGGCGGGATCAATCCCGAGCAATTTCACTTTCGGTATCCGGCTCACGGCGCACTGATGTTCTTGCGCTTGAGCCTGCAACTGATCCAATCCGGACAACGGCGAGGATACGTTCTTGAAGTCCTCGCTCTCTTTATCCAGCATCATCAATCCGCGATTGGACCGCAGATTATTGAAGAGATCGGCGCGTTGAAAAAGCAAATCTCCGTCTTGCTGCAATGACTCCCCGAGGTTTGTCAGCAGCGCAAAAATGGAAAACCCGTTGATGATGTCGTTCACGCCTTGGCGTGTTTCGATCCAGTTATCAATGTAGGGCTTCGCCAACTGCGACAGGCTGATACCGCCAAACGAGTATGTCGGCTTGAGCAGGTCCGGAACCTCGCGCCCGATCAGCGTTAGCAATCGCGACGAATGCACGAGGTTTTGTTGCACATACCACGTCTCGGGAAGATACCAGTCTGCCTTTAGCGGATTGTTCGAGTTATACGATGTCGGATAACACCAGACCGCTTCAACCGTTCTCAGCGCCTTGATCGTGTTCTTTCGCATTTTGATGCGAGAAACATCGTTCCATCCGTTTCCGATGGAAGTCATTAGCTCCTTTGGATCGTCGGTGTCTCCCGTGTCGATATAAATATGCGCGCGCCCGAAAAACCCGTCTTGCGTGATCGCGCGGCAAAATATATCTCGCACGTTCAGGCGTCGGAACTCGTCCTCAAGTTCCGAGATGCGCGCCGTTTTATCCGTATCGCCTTTCGACGTGAACTTTATCCATTCCCGTGTCATTTCCGTTGCGATAACTTCGGAAATAACGCGATATTCCGGACGCTGCGCGAGTTCCGCGAGAAACGGATACCCGACAAACGTGACGCCCTCGGCGCCGATCGTCGCGAGCGACGCGGCGGCCCAGGCGCCAACCCCGCCATAATCGTCCATCGCCATGCCGGCGGATTTCACGGCGTCCTGAATTATCGGAGGATGCTTGGCAATTCCGAACACATCAACGGCGCGCGACGGAGGTTTCTGCCGAGCGCGCGCGGCGGCGATTTCCGATACGCGAAACGGCTTTTTGGCGGCCGGCTTTGATTTTCCTTTCGGTGTTTTCGAGGATTTCACATCAAGCGCCGGGGCGGGGGCATTGCGGAACGCTTGAGGGTTTCTGCGCTGATGGCGAGCGGAACACGCGCGATCAACTTTCCGAATGCACGCGATGACGCATCAACCATGTCGTCCTTCGCGCCGCTCGGAAATGAAGCCAGTTCATCGAGATACGCCCGGTTCCACATCTCCTGAACAACCGAAACGTTTCCGACATTGACCTGAGATGCGAACGGAGCGGCGCGCGTGGCCTTGTCGCCGGTCTCCGGGCTGCTTTCGATGCGGTATCCCGCCAGCTTGCGCGTGAAATAAAGCACCTGCGTCTTGCCGGCCTGGCCCGGGTCTTGAGGCAATCCGATCCGCACGCCGTAGCCGTCTTGATGCGCCGTGTTGACGATCGCCGCTTCGACCTCGTCCGGGCCGCCACGCAATCGCGTCACATCGAGAACCACGAACCTGCCGTCTTCCGTTCGCGCCATTTTCACGCCGACCGTCCAATCCGGATCACGCGTGCCGGTTTGCTCCGTGGCGGCCAAGTCCCACGCCCTGACCACCGCATTGCGGCCAGCGGGCGCCGCCGGCATCGTGGCAATTTGCGCCACCTTGAACAAGGCGCCTTCGCGATCAACAGGCGATTGCTGATACAGCGCGTACCAATCGCGCATCGCGCCGGCCGCCTCATAATCAGCGCGCTTGCCGCGAAGTTCCGCGCCATAGCCGTATGCGTCATCACCCCACAGCGGCTCACCAATTATTCGCCCCAGCGCATCGTTTTCTTCCGCGATCGCGGGCAACGAAACAACACGCCAACGATCAGATTCGACCGACAGCAACCGTCCCGCGAGATCGTCCATGTGCCATCGCGTCATAATCAGAACCATGCGCCCGCCGGGCTTTAGGCGCGTCCGAAAAACAGAATTAAACCAATCCCATGTTGTTTCTCGATACGTCTCGCTATCCGCCTCGGCGCGCGATTTCACAGGATCGTCAATAATCCCGAGATCAGCGCGAATGCCGGTAAGAGCGCCGCCAACACCAGCGGACCGATACGCCCCGCCGTTTGTTGTCGTCCATCTCTCGACGCTTTCGGTCGCCAGCCCATAACCCAGCGTCGCCGCGTTATCGCGCACGAACCTCTGGACGTCTTTTGAAAAGATTTCCGCGAGAGATGCCGTATGCGACGCGCCGATGACGGACAAATTCGGCTCTTGCGCCAGAAACCACGCCGGAAACAGTTTTGATGCGTAAGTGGATTTTGCCGATCCGGGCGGCATCATCACCATGAGGCGATCGTTATCGCCCGACGCAATCGCTTCGAGTTCTCGAATCAGCAACCGATGATGCGCGGCCGGGGCATGCCCGAACGGCTCAATCGCCTCAGTGGCGAATGCCGTCAGGCTCCGGCGCAGTAGGCGGCGATGCTGTTCCTGCATCACCCGCACCAACTGCTCGTTCAAGCTTCTTTTTGCGAGCGGCGAGAGCGACATCATCTAGGGCCGAAACATCATCCGTGGCAAAATTCATATTACGCGCGACGGGAAGCCCCTCGATGCGATCCAGATAAGCGCGCGCGGCCGCGACTTGCGTTTCCTCGCGCTGCGCTTCCAGGCCGAGCTTGAAAAGCCGCTCGCGCATCATCTGAGCTTTTTCAAGATCAGACAGATACATCGTATGATCGGCACCCACGGCGGCCCTGTTTCCCTTTTCAAAGCGATTGGCTTTGGGGCAGACCTTGCCCGCGCCGCGCGCGGGGCCGCCCCATCCGTCGCCTTTACCTGATCCGTTTCCGTAAAGCGGCATGAAAAATACGCGCGCGCGCGCCGTTACAGCGTTAAGAATTTACAGTCCGGCGCCCATCGCCCGTATCGGCCGCCCCAACGCATGACGCGCCTCGAACGCCAACGCGGCACCCTCGCGCCGCATCGCCGCTTCGAGGCGCGTCATCAACTCGGGAGATACATGACCGACGACCGTCTGCTGATCCACGCGCACGCGAAACGCGCCGCCGACGCGGGCAACGGCATCACGGATGGGGAAATCGACCGCGACATCGCTCCGATGCGGTGGATACAACCCGCGAGCATCGACCGGCACAACGAAAGCGTATCGCTCGCCCGAGGCGCACACGATCGCGTAGCGCCCGCGACACTCGACGACATCCCCGCGATGCATTCGCCACCAAATTTTTAGGGAAACCGCGATCTGGCGACCGTGCCAAACCGCAGCATGCCCACATTGCACGTTTGACCCAGGAGGTCAATCCCTTATTTTTGGGAAAACAAAGAAAGTTGCGAGGCGGCCGTAGGCGGTAGCCTCTTAGCCTTCACTGGCTTATTTTTAGTGGCAATATCTGCACAAAGGCGAACAAAATCACTCTGTCTGAAATTTGTTTTCAGTCTATTTGCCTGCCAGCAAGTCCACTGTATATTTCCTGGAATATACCCAAGATTGCTATCAATCCGGTCAAGACTTGCGCCAGAAAGGTTCTTCCCTATAATCTTGTTCGTCTCCATTCTTTGACCTGACAAAGCACACTTTCCTTTTTGGCGAAGCCAAATTTCCAATACTTCGTCAAATGTTATAAGTTTGACAGAATTATCTCCGTGTGTAATTTGTCTTTTCATTGCAATTTTATATTTATATTTCAAGAAATTAAGAGTTTGTTTGCTCAAACATTTGGCATTCGGCGCGGTTTCTATCTGACCAATATGCGACTGGAAACAGCTCTCGCAAAAGAAGCACACTTGATTTTTTATTTTTCTCCATGGCCTTACGCGGCTTTTATCAGGAATTTCTTTATTGCAGATAAAGCATCTATTTATCCAAACCCCTTCTTTTTGGTCTCTGACTACTTTTATTAAAAGCTTTATTTCAGGAATAACATGCGGCGATCTTTGTCCAAAACCCTTGAAAATGCGCTTTTCAGCACTAAGGTTGTCAGTAGCCATTTATGCTTCCTTCCGTGAAGCAGTGGTTAGGCGCCGTTCGCGTGCTACCAACACGCTGCGGCGCCGCGCCCAAATGGGCGCTTTGATAATATCGTTATTACCCTTGAAACATCAAGGGGTTGCTACCGTTCTGGCTGACTAATCCGATACTGATAGAACTCAACCAGCCGCGCCAGCGTGGCGATGAGCATTCCCTGCGCCACGTCCGGCTTGATGCCTCGGTTAGAGGCCCAGATCGAAAGCAACTCCCGCTCAATGACTACGTGCATCAGGAGGTTGTTACCGAGAATGCCGATGTCCCGAGACACGCGCGCGTAAGCGTCAGCGGCGCCGATCCGTCGTTCGATGCTGGCATTTCCGGAACCGGCGGACCCGGATGGAGCGCCGCCGATATCTGGCGACTTGAACGCGCCGGAATAAGCCAGTTCATAGTCACGCTCATATCGGTTCGCGGCCTGCACGTGCTCAACCTTAATTGGCCACCCCCAGCGCATCATAGTTTCCAGAGGCGAGACGATTTGCGCGCCGCGCGCGTTGCCGTGCCGGTCAATCATCACCTTGGCGCGGGCGTGGCGGTAATCGTCCTCGGTGCGCTGGCTAAGCGGCACGATTTTCTCGGCCGCGCGTTCGGCGTCTGACGCGGCTACAGCGGCGGATAAGGCTCGCCGGGCCGATTGTAGGGTCTTGTGAGCAGCCTTCTTTGCCGATTTGCCCACGGCGGCGCGGACGGCTGTCTGCGCGATCAGCACGTCATCGCGCTTGGTCTCAATGTCAGATGCGCGGTTGGTGTCCGCGAAGGCCGGGCGCGCGAGCGGGGATGGCATGCGCGGGATTATTGCGCGAGGCGCGCGTGACAATCAAGCCGCGCGTTGCGGCGGCGGACGCGACACTTCTGGGTTTCGACAAGGCTTTGGGCCGCCGCCGCGTCGCTCACGCGACCTCTGAAACGCTATACAGTGCGGCGGCGGCCGAACGTCCGGCGGGTTTCGTGACCGCATTGGACCGCCGCCGCATCCCTTGCGGGACTTCGTGGATTACGCCGCTTCGTTACCCTCGGCGTCATCAAACATGACGTCGTCAAATCCGATCGAGGCATCGGGGGCCGTTTCGATCGGATAATTCGGAACATACGCGGGGTCGCGCCACGTCAAATAAACGTGTTTTATCAAAGCTTTCGTCATGATTCGCATGGCATCCTTGTGCAGATGCCCGGCAGTCAGGCGGCCGGCGAGATTTTCCGCGTTCGGCGCTTTCCCCAGTTTCTTGTCAGTCTCGACGATCTTGGCGGCGCGTTCGGCATACTTACCGGCTGCATTGAGGGCGGCGGTGTATTCCCGCCGGGCCAGATAGATGCGGCCGTATGGCCCCGTTGGCCCGGGCGGGATGGCGATCGGCTTTCCGCTGTCTTTCGGGTTATTGCCGTCCTCGTCTTTCGCGCCGTGCCACTGCGCTTTGAACAGGGATTCGCCGACGACGTAAACCTGAGCGCGGCGCTCGGGATTGTATCGGCAATGTATTCCGCCGCCCATGTTCGTCTTTTTCTGCTGGCGTTCGCCGTTCACAACGGCCAATCCGAGGCGCGACCATACGCCGGACACGGTGCGATAATCGCCGATCGGGATGCCGCATTCGCCGATTATCATGGCGAGGCCCTTGCGCCCGAATCCTCGAATGCCGGCGGCAAAAGCGGCAATCGGCAGCCGTTGAACGGTTTTTTCCATATCCGCTTCGGACCGTTTTTGCATTTTGTCCCACGGCGCGCGCGTTGCGCCGCTGGCCTGGATCATCTCGACCAAGCCGGGATACTGGCGGAATACCTCGGTATCCGGATCGTGCTGGACGCGCTCGACGGCTTTCATCAGCGCGCCGGCTTTCCGGAAGATCGCGCGGCGTTGTATTTCGTCCAGATCAATCCGATAGGACATTTTGGACGCGATAAGCCGCTCCATGCGACGATCGCATTGCGATTTTGCCTTAATCGCGAACAGTCGATCGCGCTGCATGGAGACGAGTTGCGCGACGATCGCGGGGATGTCGATGATGGCGCGGGGTTCGACGGACGCGTGGACATCCCCGCCGCCCGCGTCGTTTCCGGCGCTGGCGATGGGTTGGACGGCGGGCGCGCGAGTAGTGGGTTTCGACAACGCTATGGCCCGCCGTCCGCGCTTCGGCGTTTCCGCCGGAGCGATCTCGTGGGGGGATGCGGAGGGCGGCCTAAATCTGGGATTCGGCTTAATCGTGGCCCTCCGCATGGAAGGCGCGGCGTTGCCGGCCTCCGTTGGTGCCGCGCTCGGCGTGCATTTGGATTCCGATCCTGAAATGGAGCGCGGCCGACGCGACGTTTCCGCCGCGCCGATCTCTGGTGTGTTCGCCGAGTGCGCGGCGGCATTGGTATTCGGGAGCTGTTTGGCACTCGGCCGGACAGCCGTTGTCGGCTCCCCGATATTCGCGGCTGGCGCTTGCCCTCTGGGGTTCGACGTCGCGTCGGCCAGCCGCCGGGCATCCGTTGCCGATTGCCCGATATTCGCGGCTGGCGTTCCGTTTATGGGTTCCGCGAAGGCCGTGGCCAGCCGCCGGACCCGCGTCACCGCCGGCCCGATCTCGTTCGTGTGCGTGCTCATGCCGACGCAACCTCGGCCTGCGCGCGCTCGTATAGCTCGTCCGCCGTGGCGCCCGTGACCATGTGACGGATCGGACGATCGGGCGGCAGGTTCTCGCACAGCATCTCGACGAACCGCGCGTCACGATGACGGGACGCGGCCCACGCCAATGCCTCGCGCGGCGTCACGTCGCCGAGTTTCTGTCCGTTAATCAGCGGAAACGTATCCAGCTTGGACAGTCGGATTTGCTGATCCGCGCGTGCCGATACGGTGGCGGCATCTTTGTCGGCCTGGGCGCGCAGTTGGTTGGCGCGCGAGGAAGACGGCGCGGGATGGGCGTTGATTTTCTGGTCATCGAAGACAGCACGGCCCATCCCGCCATCGCGCGGCGACGATGAAGCGCCTCCGCGCGAACCTGTATCGCGAACCACGGCAAGCGCGGCGGGCGCTTTCGAGGCTTCCGTTTTCTTGTTTCGGCGCATGATGTCAGCGGCTTGGTTCAGCGCGCGTTCGGCGGCGCGATGATGGAACGGCTCGAACAGATACCAGAGCAATTCCGGGTCTTTTCGGCATTCAGCAAGCAGCGCCTCGACCGCGCTTTTCCAGCTTCCGGGATTTTCCGAGAGGGCGGCAACCGCCATGTCAATAAGCCTTTCGTAAACCTGGGTTTGATTTTCGGCGGAAAGGCCGCGCGACATTTCAAGTCGCGTTTCCTCATCAGCGTTCAATACGCGCAACACGATTTTTGCAATCCGCCTATGAGGCGGAACAAATCCGGATTTTTGAAAATCCTTTCGCATCGCGCTCATCTGGGTCTCCGTGTTGACACGGTGGTCTCCATCCGCCCCGGACAGCCACGCCCGGCGCGATTTACAGGGGATACGTGCGATGCACGCATCTCCGGAGCGGATGAAGCTCTCAGGAAACCGTCACACCGCGCTATGTTCCGGTGGCTGCCGGACAGCGAGATTAGGACATGAAGCACGGGGCGGCGTCAATAGGAATTTCGGGAATTGACGGCCGATCCGCGCACTGAGTAACCTGCTGGCGGTGGTTCCCCACCCTCCCAAACCTCCCCCGCCGGGTTCGCGCTCGGCGGGGTTTTTTGTGGCGAAATTCCGCGCGCGCGCGATTTTTGGGGGGCTGCGGCGCGGAATACCTATTGACGCCGCGCCGGAACACAGTTATGTTTCGTCATCGGCGGCGGATGGCGCGGCCGAGCAAAAGCGGGAGAGCGAAAATGCGGGACATCGAAATTCAAGCCGAAGGCGTAGTCCGCGTTGCCACGGATCGGGTGGCCGATCTCCTGGGCGGCACGGCGAAACTGGCATTGAACGCATTGACGCACAACGGATTGGAAAACCACACCACCCTGGCCCTGGGACGTATGCTGGAGGCGTTTCGCCACTCGCAAACATATGCGCCATACGCGGCTGTGTTGGACGCGCTGGAAATGGCCGCGCGGTCATATCAATCCGGACTCACGAATCTGGAACTGGCGACCGATAACGACACCAGCACGTTGCCCTACGCAATGGAAAATTTTGCAACGGCGATTTCGCGCGCGAGTGAAATTCTGAAAATGGTTGCCGCCTAACCCGAGCGAGCCAAGGCGCAACCGTCCCGCGCCCTTAACCCCGTTCCGCCCCGCGCGCCAAACTACCGACGCGCAACGGAGACCCACACAATGCCCACATCCCCCCAGGCCGCCGCCCGCAAGGCGCGCTACCGCGAGCGCCAGCGCGTCAAGGCGGCCCTCGTGGCCGAGATCGCGCACGCCCCCACCGTGCGCCAGGCCCGCGAGCTGGCGGCGGCCGCCATGGCCCGCGCGCCCGATCCGCGCGTGATCGCCGTGCAGACACCGGCCGGGCGGTTCGCGAGCATGGCCGACGCGGCGCGGCATCACGGGATCAGCCGGCAAGCGGTTCACGGGAAAGTCGCGCGGTGTGTGCCTGGGTGGAAGAAAATCGACCTGCGGCACGAGAAGGATGTTGACGGCGTTCGGGAACGCGAGTAAGGTTTGGTCATCGGACGGCGACGGGCCGGACGAAAAACGGAGAGCGAAAATGCGAGACAACGTGACGGTTTCGGTGACGTTCAGCACCACGATGAAGGCGTCGAACCCCGACGCCTACAGGATCACGATGACGAATTGCGATGACGACGTGACCGGGCGCCTGGAGAAGATCGGCGCGACCGAGAACGGCATCGCGCGGTATCGCGGCACGTTCCCGAGCATGCGCGACGCGCTCCGCGCCGTTGGCGACTACATCGAGGCGCCGCATCAGGTTTACCGGATCACCGGCCCGACCGACGCGACAATCAAGGTCGCGCGCATCGGCGAAAAGCCCACCACGGACGAGTTCCACACCGCGCGCTGCCTGTATCGTCGGACGTATAGAGGCGAATTTCTGTTCGCCTAACCCCACCGGGCGGGACGCGATCCCGCCCACCACCATCGAACAGGAGACACCACCATGATCACCACCACCCGCCACCAGATCAGTGCCGCCGACGCCTTCATCTCGCGGAAGGCCGAGATCGACGCCCTGCTGGCGCGCCTGACCGCGTTCAGCGACGAGCATTTCGGCCGCTCGCCGGACGAGGTGCGCTGGTGCGACGCTGCCTCGCTGGCCGAGGTTTACGAGCGGCTGGCGGACGTGGCGGCGTTCATCCGGCTGCCGGGCGCGAAGGAGGGCGTGTGATATGAAAAACACGCGCGCGATGAAAGAGATCGCCATACCGGAAATACACGTAATACAGGCCATCGAGGTAATGGGCGAGGCGGTTGCAAAAGCGACAGGTCGGCACCCGGAATGGGTAAAGCGTCGAATGCGCGAGGCACAGAAATACCTTTCTGACCCCGCAAACGATTCCGATACACCGTTGCGCAGAGAATACCATGAATTGATGGCCCCGGTGATGACTATGGCCCTGGAAACGTCAGGGCACGATACGGACGAGTATTTTCATTAGCGCACCACCTAACCCCCAGGCCGGGCCACGCGCCCGGCCGCACCGCCTAATACCATCCGAGCCGTCGCGCCTCCGCCGCAAGCGCCTGAGCCAATCCAGGCCGGCCGCGCGCCCACAATTCGCGTTTGAGCGCCAGCACAGCGGCGGCCAACACCGATCGCGGATACTGCTCGCGATCTGGATGCGACAGGATCGCGAGGGCGCAGGCGGGCGGGATGTTCAGAGCACGTCCTTGGAAATTCTAGAGCACGTCTTTGTCCGCCTCAATCACCGAATCCGACCATTCCCTCAGGAGCGCGCACGCCTCGCGCAGCGAACGGCGCAATTCCTCGTTTTCGGCGCGCAATCGATTGATTTCCTCCCACGCATCATCGACGATCATCATCATTGAGCCGTGCGCGCCAGAATCAAAGCGAAGCGGCGCCATCCATTCACGAAGTTGGGCCTCGGTCGCGGGAACGGGTTTGCCGTTGTGCCAGATACGCCAGCGAAGATCGTCAACGGGATTGCCTCCCCGCGCCCCGTCCGCCGCGCTCAGCATTTTCCGCGCCGCGCGCAACGCCATTTCGGGCTCACCTTGATAGGCGCCATCGTCCGACATCAGCCATTCCGCCGCCGCGATCACGCCGGCATCCTCGCGTGCGTTAACCGCGCCACAATGCCGCAACCCAGGCAGCGCGGCGCATTCCGCGATCATGCGTTGCCCACACTCACACGGTTCGGCGACGCGCTTCCCGGTTGCATAGTCGCGCAGTGTCTCATCTGGCACTGGGCGCACGACGCGAGAGCGCGCGACGCGATCATCGGCCTCTGTCGCAACAGCAAAATCAGAATCGGATTGCGGCGCGTCGCTCATGCCGCCGCCCCCTCTGAAACCGCCTCGCGTTCAATCAGCGCGCGCGCCTCTTTCAGCGCGTCATACCACCGATCGTCGGCAACCGCTTCCGAAACCC